AGAAGAACTTGATTATTATTACAGAGTAACAGATTAGAAAGTGATTATGAAAAATACGATAGTAACAGGCAGCCTAATTGTATTCAGTGACAGATTTGTTTGGAAAAGATTGTCCAACGAAAAAGCCTACAAGATATGGGTGTCGGCAGAAAATGAAGATTTTGAGTTATACAAGGTGAGAGTAGATGATGAGTCCGAGTCATTGATAGAAAGTTTGGAAGATTTACAGGATGCCTTTAAACAGGGTCATTATGTATGTATAGAAGTAGGTAAGCTACCGTATAGCATAGATTTGAATTATTTACGAAATCTGCAAGAGATGTCGGTGACAGCCGTGGATGATCTAATGGGATTAAAAGAACGTAGCAGGGAAGAGGCATTTAACATCATTCAAGAGTGGACCAAAGAGTTTACAGAGAAATATGGGAATTATTATTTTGATGGCTCATACTATGATGAAATAGATGCATTTATCGAAGAAAAATTAAGAACTATTTAAAATATAAAGACATGGAAGACGATCTTATTACAACAAAAGAAGTAGGCGATTATCGCATTAAAGTGTATTATTGCCGTGATTCAGAATGTCCTATAACTAATTGGGGTTTGTTTGGGTCATTCTTTTTTGAATACTCAGATACACATCGATTGCATGATGAATGCAATTGGAAAACTTTCTTCTACGATAACAAGCATAATCTTAGAGATGTTATTGATGCTATTGTAATGAAGCATATAGAACAGAAAGACATTGTAAAATATTTAAAGAAAGGGGAAGCGAATGGGATCTCATTCACATACAACAGAGGTGGCAATGTATGGGAGTTGAAACATAAGACAAGTCTATATATAGGTCAAGAGTTTTCACCAGGTGATTTGAAGGACTTTGATTGCAGAGGAGAATTAATAGAGGATCTGGATGATGAAGACCTGTTAGATATCATATCCAAATATGGAAAAGATGTGGTGGCTATAGAGTGGTCAACAAGGGGTTATAGTCAAGGTGATTATATAAAAGGAATAGCATACGTTACAAAAGAAAAATATGATAATGAAGTCTGCGATAAAGAAGGAGACTGGAAAGAAGATTGTGCCAAAATTATAAATAATGAAGTAAAGTCCATAGGTATGTGGATGTGGGGAGATATAAAAGGGTACGTTCTTGAAAAGAAGGTAGCATTTACCAAGAGATACAAAGACGAATCAAGAGAGGATGAAGATTGCGAAGAATGGGAAGAGGTTGATTCTTGCTGGGGATGTTACGAGGAGACAGATGAATTGATAAAGGAAGTCATGATAGAGAATGGCTTAGAAGAATAGGTTGTGTATGCTGATGCCATGAGTGATTTTATCCAGAAATTATATAACTACATTTAATAACATATCTTATGAAAACACAAGAAGAATACGCACTTGAAATTGACGAAATTGTTCGCCGGGATG